GAGTTAATCTTGTCCATATCTTCCATAGACTTAACTTCAAGTGCTGTTGATAAATACTGAACTCTATTAACTGAACTAGCATAGGGGCTCATATCATAAATGCCTATGTTATCCTCTATAAGAATATATTTACGGCTTTTTAATGTCTTTGAATGAAGTACAAAGTGGTTTAAACCTTCATTAAAAAGACTTAGTAAGTCAGCATCTGTCCATCTTGTAGAACTCTTATCACTAAGTATCTGTCTAGTTCTATTAAGTATATCTACCACTCGTGCCATATGCTCTCCTATTATTAATTAATATATAGGGGCTCCTAGAAGCCACCTATATTAATTAGATTGTTGTAAGTTCTCCACTTACTAAATCTGGCTCAATGTATTCAATAAGAACAACAAATTCACCATCTACTAATGAACCAACACCAGTTGTAAGTGCAACTGCACCAGACACCTGTTTAACAGTTGTAGTTCCCTTAGTTACATTTGCAGCAGTCCCTACAGCTACAGCAGCCATAACAGCTGTTCCACCCACAGAAAGTGCTACTGTTTGCGTACCAGTAGTAGCTCCAGTAATTACTTGTACTGTTGCACTTGTAACTATGGAGTTAGCTGGTAAATTACCTAAAGTAATTACATCTGCAGCAGCTATTGTACCAGCTGTAGCAAAACCATCAGCAACTGTTACTGTTGCAGGTTTGATATTAGATGTAAAAACACTAACCTTTCTCTTCTCATTATTTCTGTCTTTACGGACAAAGTTTACTGACGCCATTTAAGCTCCTTATAAATGCTTCATGGGATTACCCATGAGCAATATCAACTGCAATTACACCAAAGTCTAATCCAGTTAGTTTAGCCGCTGCATAAACAGCACCACCCTCAAGTTTGAGGTTTGTTTTCTTAGCTGCAGTCCAAAATTCTACAGCAGACTCTGATGTCTGAGCGAAATCTTGTGATGGTTGCCACTTATAGTCTGGCATCTTACCAAACGCCATTTGACAAGCACCTTGTCCAAGGATTAAACCACGAGATACAACTTTAGTTGCTGTAGCTGAATCTACTTCAAAAGCATCTTGACCTTCCCATGCATTAAGCACAGTGCCGTTTGCTAAAGTAGTTGAGTATTTTCTCATACCAGCAATTTCTACACTTGAGTCATCAAGACCAAATGCACCAGTACCTGGAGTATACCCAAAGTAGTCAGGAGCTTCAACAATAACTAATCTGCCAATCTGGCCAATTACTCCAGAGAATAAGCGGTTATTAGTACCACGAATATCACCACCAGTTAATAGTGTTTGATAATTAGAACCTTGTTTAAGTAACTGTGCCATATAACTGTCTATAACAAATAGCCATACTGATTCACCATTCTGTAGTGTATAAGGCTCTAATGGAGCTCTACGACCTGCAGCTGTTCCTGTATTTGCCGCACCTGTTGCTGATGGACCTACAAAGCCTTTACCAGTTTTCAAAGCAGTTTCAATAGCTAGCAAGTCATTATAAGCAAATGTTGCCGCTGTTAACTCATAGATATGAGATGGAGCTGTATCTGTTGCACCCTGAAGTGTATCAAATATCATTTGGTCTTTCCAACGAATGAAAAGGTCAGCTAATTTTCCTCTTGAATCTGAGTGCTCATTAATTGATAAATCACCAATATTAACACCATCAAATTTCTTACCATTTGCTACCGGAATACGGTAATCAACAACAGTAATTTTATCACTAAACTTACGCTTAATTTCACCTTTGCCATATGCAGTGTCAGAACCTTTAATAGCTTTACCACTAATCTTTCCAGAATAGTCAAATACTACTGTGTGTCCCTCTGATGCAGAGCTGTCATTTACTTGATAAACTATAGCGTTAGCTGAGTTACCAGTATAAGGACCCCAAAAAGATTTACTAGCAGCTTGTACTAGACCTTCTCTTACCCATTTTTTACGCTCAATATCAGAGCCTATGTTCACCAAACCTGTTCCCATTTTTGTTCCTTAATATATTTCTTTTTTGTAGGTATCTTTTAAGTCTATTAACTTAGCTTGACTATTATGCAACTCTGTTGCATAGGCATTTGCTTCATCAGTAGTATCAAAAGTGCCAAAGTTTTCACCTGTTTTCTTATATCTATCTATAGCTTCTTTATTTGACATAATAAAGCCATCTGGATGTACTGTAGGTATTACTACCTCACCACCTCCAAAGTTAGCAGATATAGTACGAACTGTTGAAGTTGTACCATCTTTGTTTTTAACAAAGGCTATGGGCTTACTTGGGTCTAGAGTTCCAGCTTTAGCCATAGTGTCTCCTTAAACCTTAATATATATCATTATAATATTTTTTAGATAGTGAGACATCTGGCTTACTATCCTTAGGTGTTGTTGAGCCACCTGTGTTGCCTAGGTTAGGCTGGTCTAAAGTACTATCATTCTTAACAACCTTACCAGTTGTTACATATGTATGAACCTCTGATAAGAATTCCTCAAATGATATTGTACCTTCTGCAAGTTTCTTTGTAATTCGTGGCGGTACTTCATTACCTATTAACTCCTCAGTTATAGGCACCTCAGCCGATGCATTAAATTCTTCTAAAACTTGTTGCCTACGGGATAACTCGAACTCTTGTTCAGCAGCCTTCTTAGCCTCTCCGGTAAGATTGGTTAAGTTGACTCTAGCATCTAAAGTTGCTTTATTTTCTAAACTGTTAAGTTGGTTTCTCCACTCTACTGGATCATCAAATTTAAGTGAATCTAATGCTTCCTGCTCTGCAGGTGTAAGGGTGACTCTTGTTTGAGAAGAAGCTAACTCTAACAGTTTATTCTTTTCCGCTTCCAATGCTTTAATAGCTTGTTGGCCTTTAGTGTATGCTGCTTGTGTATCCTTTTGGCGTTGCTCAGCTATTCTTAACTTTTCTTCTAAGCTAACTTCAACTGGAGCAACTGGCTCTTGTTGAGTAGCAGACTTTTCTGGATTACTCATTTTATGTCCTTTATTTTGTATTACATATATATTGTAC